ATTTTAATGTTGCTCCCAACTTAAAAAATTATACTATGCAATATACTACAACTACTAAAAAACGCCCAACTAGCGGACAACCAAGGAAAATAGACAAATTAAAACGTGTTTATATTTCTTTCCGTGTTTCTCAGATCGAATCTATGGGTGGCGAAAAACAGGTACAAAACTTTCTTAAATCTGTCGTAGAATTATTTTCAAAAACCAATCAAACTAAATTCAATGGCTAAAAAGAACAAAAACGATCCTATGGTTCAGTTGTTTTTCACGATTCGATCCAGTGAATTAGGTTTTAATTCCAGAATTGAAATTCCAAAAGAAACACTAAAGCAAATTCAAAATGGCTGCGAAAAAACAACAAAGCGAATCGCTAGAAAGAATAGATTGCAAGAAATGCACCTACCACTACAATCCGAGTAGCGGTATTTTTAAGTGTTTAGCTGAAAATAGGCTTAGAGGAGTTCCCGATAAGTTGATTTTATGTTCAAATTTTAAACTAAAAAAATGAGAAAAGAAGATTGCAAAGTAGACATGAAGGTTGTGCCTTTTCAGAAGACTGTAGGAGATTTTTCATTTGATCAATTCAAGGAGCGATGCAGTGATCTATTTTTGACTGTAAAAAAAATTATGAATACAGGATGCATTGAGCTTTCTGGTGGATGGCAATTTCACCCAACAGACCTAAACCCATACATAGAACCAGCTTCGACTGAAGATGAAATCAAAAAGCTAAAAGCAGAACTAGCCGAGCGTGACGAAAGGATCAAGGCTTTGGAAGAAACGAACGCAAAGATCGAAAAAAGATTCAATGATGTTGCTGAAGACAATACTAAAAATTATACTTTATGTGTTAGTCTTAAAAATCAACTTCGATTATCAAAGCAAGAAAACGAGCAAAGGCAGTCAAGGATTGATGCACTTGAAAGTACAATCACAATTTTACTCGAAAGATTATGCAAGGATTAAACCAGTTTTGCGCAGATATTCACGATGCGAACGTAGATAAGGGATTTTACGAAATAGATCCTAGCATAGACAGGTTATTGATGCTTATAGTTGGCGAGGTTTCTGAGGCGCACGAGGCTCTAAGAAAAGGATTGACTGCAAGATTGGATATTTTTGAAACATACTTCAAAGATCATTTCAATAGTGCGCAATACGAAGAGCTTTTCAAGGATACAATAAAAGACACATTCGAAGACGAAATTGCAGATACCATCATCCGACTATTTGATCTTTGCGGATTCAAAGGCATCGATATTGAAAAACATATCGAATTAAAACTCAAGTACAACAAGAAACGTCCACATAAACACGGTAAAAACTTTTAAATTATGAGCTTAAAGCTTCAAGGCACAATAAAAGAAATTCAGCAAGAGCAAGTCGTTGGTGTTGATTTCAGAAAAAGACTTTTTGTAATTTCGGTTCAAGATGGGAATTACTCAAACGATACCGCTTTCGAGTTTCACAAAGACAAAACTGGGATACTCGATCAGTATTCAATAGGTCAGTTAGTTGATGTTGATTTCAATGCTCGCTCAAAAGAATACAAAGGCAATTGGTTCACAAATCTTGTAGCTTGGAAAATAGCACTGGTAGGATGGCAGCAAGCACAACAACCGCAATCATCGCAGCCAAAACCAGCACAAGCACCAGTACAAAAAGAAGACGATGATCAATTGCCATTCTAAAATTATGCCATTTAAAAAATGGATTTTTTATTTTTCAATCGCCTCCTTAATCGGAGGTTTAATAATACTTTGGATATGTCAGATTTAGAAAGAGACTTGAGCCGTATTTTTTGGCTTTGTATTTTTGGTGGATTGGTCGGATTGGCTATCATCTCTTTTTATTTATTGAACGAATTAAAATAGCAATTATGAAATCGCTTTTTAAATTAAAATTTAATACATCAATGTCTTTTATATCCATTTACTCAAATCAGTAAATAACTTTTGGTATATTTTGGGGCGTAAATTACAGTAGGAGACAGTATATTGGTATTGAATTTATTTGCTGGACAATTCAAATTTTCATTAAAACTAAAAACAAATGTCAAACTGGAACGAAGTAAAAGTAAAGTATCATAAGCTGGATCAAGCTAGTGGTAAAGTAAAGAAAGTAACAGATTCATTTCTTGTCGATGCCGTGTCGTTCACCAATGCAGAAGCGATCATAACTAAAGAGATCGAGCAGTACGTTCGCGATGAGTTCAAGGTGATGTCGATCACTCAGACAAAGTACACTGATGTTTTAGAATTCAGTGATTCAGAAAATTGGTTCAAATGCAAAGTGACTTACACTGATATTGATCAGAAATCAGGCAAAGAAAAGAAGTTCACTAACTTGATGCTAGTATCCGCAAACAATGCAGATGAGGCGTACAAAAGGCTTGAAGATAATCTAGGGAATTGGATTGTGCCTTTTGATATTCCAAGTGTTTCACTTACGAAAATTATTGAAGTTATAACTTACAAACCAAAAGAAACAGAAAACTAAAAAGACGATCCAAGGCGCAATGCTTAGTCTTTGGGTTTTTGCCAACCTTGGAATCTTTTTATTTTGCCCTGCCCTAACAAGGCGGGGTTTTTGGGTGGGACGAAGAACAAGACGTGCTATTGCGGGGTAGAGGAACAGGACAATCTTCGACATTATAAGCACCAGTTGGTTTTTGCCTGTTGTGTACCGGCTGGCATTGAAAGCAATAGTCTTCGTCCCTTAAACTAATTAATATTTAAACAAATGAAAACAAGTGATTTCAGGATTGGTAATTTCGCAAATACAAAACAAGATTTGGAACTAAAGTAAGTTTGAAGTATATTTGCAAAAACTAAGGAAATGAGTAACGAAGCAAACATTCAAGATTTAAACCAACAAGAAAGGAATTTGCTATACGAGTTCTTTATGTGGTTTCGTGAAAATGGCCAAAAGTACCAAGGACTATCGATTGAAGGAATGATCGAAATTTACTTAAGTCAAAAAAAATAACAATGTCAAAATACACCCCCGAGTTAGTTGAAACCCTGTGTGAGAATATCGCACAGGGCTTTACTATTTTGGAGGCTTGTGAATCGGTTGGTATAAGTGAAAGAACTTTTTACAATTGGATAGAAGATGAAAAAAAAATTCAGTTTTTGCAGTCATTTAAAAAAGCAGAACAGGATAAACTGAAATTGCTTAAAGATAGGCGCAAGGAAAAGGCATTGAAAGGGATAAATTGCTTGCTAGAGCCATTTACTTATGACGAGGTTACTGTTATCGAGAAAGAAACAGAAATGGGCTTTACAAGGGAAACAAAGACGGTAACTAAAACAATACTTCCAAACGTTACGGCTTTGATTTTCGCTATGTCTAATGATATGCCAGATCAGTTTAAAAGGGCTGATAAAGAAGTGACAGAAGAAGTTAAGGATGAAAAGAAAGTGATCAATATCGGGTTCAAGAAAACAAAGCAAAATGAATTGTGATGACATTACATTGAATGAGAAGTTTGCTATACTTTTTGATATTCCGAAACAAGTCAGGTATATAATCTGTTCAGGAGGCAGGAATAGCTCAAAGTCATGGACTTTTACTTTATGGTTGGCTATTATGATGTACAAGTATTGTAGAAATATTTTCTTCTCAAGGTATACAATGACCAGTGCAAGAAAATCAATCATTCCTGAATTCATCAAGAAACTTTCATTACTCAGTATAGAAGACGAATATAAAATCAATAAAAATACTGTAGAATCTAAAAGGCAAAAAGGAGGCTATCCTGAATCAAGGATAGACTTCACTGGATTGAAGGCATCCAGTGGGACTCAGACTGCGAATCTGAAGGGCATGAGCGATTATTCAATATGTGTAGTTGATGAGGCAGAAGAGTTGCGAGACGAAAAGCTTTTTGATGATCTTGACTTTTCAATTAGACATGAAGAGCATCAGGATTTGATTTGCGTGATTAGAAATCCTACTGATAAAAATCATTTCATAGATAAAAAGTTCTTTTCTGATCGTGGGGTTTCTTATGATTTTAATGGAGTTAAGGACGATACCATCTACATCCATTCAACATATCTCGATAACATCGACAATATCAAGCCTGTATACTTGGCTCAAATAATGAAGATGAAAGAAAAGAACAGAGAAAAGTACATTCACGTTTTCGGCGGGAAACCAAGGGAAACAATGGAAGGCATCATATTCACAAATTGGAAATATGCTGATGAGCAAGACCTAAAAGACAGGTCGATTCATAAAGGCATATTCTCACTTGACTTTGGGTTTGATCACTTTGATGCTTTGATGTATGTTGTGAACGACAAGAAAAGGCTTAAGACATATTGGGAGGAAAAACTATATCAGAAAGGACTAAAAACAAGAGAACTCGCGGCATTATTAAAACCAATCGTTGGGAATAATATAGTTGTCTGTGATTGTGCTAACCCAAGAACAATAGACGATCTTTGCGAATATGGAATCAAGGCCATTCCAGTAGTTAAGGGAATTGTTTTAAATGAAATTGAAACACTAAAAGACGATTGGAATATCATTGTTTGCGGGGAATCACCAAATCTTGTTGACAACCTGAACAAGTATAGAACGAAGAAAGGGGTTATCGTAAAAGAAGATGATGATGCCATAGATTCAGCACGATACGGATGGAAAACACTTGAGGACGTAGCTGTGACTAAAGTAAAACCTGTAAAAATAATGGGAATTGGGAGAGCAAGATAACATAAATATAAGCCTGAAGGAATTCGTTGAGGATAATCGAGTTGATATAATGGTTATTCTCGAAAATTCAGATATGTGCAAAACCATGTCCGATCCATTCGATGTTGGCTCTCTCAGACAGAGAAAGTTTGGAGAAATGAAAACATTAATCCAGAAATACGAAAAAGGGCTTACATTTGTGGAATTGATTCAAGAATATTACAGGCTTTCATTTACTCCATTCGATTTTTCCATAGGAGTAATAGAAGCGATGCTAATCAAGAACTGGATGATAGGAGAAGTATCATCAATGATCGATCTTGAATCGAAATTGTACGGAGAAATAAAAACAGAATATATTCAAGCGGGAGTTCAAATGTTTTCAGTCCTTGGAGTATATCAACAACTCCGTGATCTTGCAGGACACGATGTCACCAAGATAGACGCGATTGAAAATACGACATACGAACTTTGCTACCTTGAGCTGCTTGCGAGAAAACTTGACAATCAATTTGAAACAAATTTAAACGAAATTTACAAATCAAAATCAAATGAGTGATTTCACGCCTACAATAACCGATAGATCAAATCTGATCGGAGCTATAAGAGAACTTTGCTTATTTGATGGAAGTGTTTCGTTTGAAGGCGATGCATTCTTTCAGAATTACGAGGCAGGACTTATTGCTTATGAAGTTGACCAATTCATTATTTCATTCTTTCTCAAGTGTTCTCCTAAGTTTTCACCCAATAGACCATTGGTGGAGAAGTTTGTATACACTGGAGAATTCAGTATAGGAAGGAAATGCGAACCGACATCAGTCTCAAACTTGGATGAAACATTCAGGCATAAGTATGACCTTAGACTTAAGGAGTGTTTTGATTACCTTGTTTCTTTCCTTGGACGAATGACTTGCGCATACGGAATGAGCATAGTTGACTGCCAGTGTGATTATTCATTGAATCGATTTGATGAGAATATTGATTTCATCGTTTCTAACGTAACCATAGAATGGGAATAAGCGACAGGATAAGAGAGAAATTAGAGATCGGTGGAATATACATAGCCAAAGACTTGAAGAGCAGACTTAGGAATATATCTGATACTGGAAGACAATCCGATTCAATAGATTCGAATGTAACTCCGAATGGGTCGATAGAGATCACTGGATTATTCTATACTTACTTCACGAACTATGGCAGGGGACCAACGAAAACAAAAATAGCGGGATCAAAAACACTATACCAGATCATGCAGGAGTATGGTCGAAGAAAAGGAATCCCAGAAAAACGAATAAAGACATTTGCATATTTCGCCGCAAAGAAAATCCATGAGCAAGGCATAAAAGTCCCAAACTGGAGAAATCCTGGGAAACAAGTAGAGGCAAGTATAAATTCAAATATCCAGAACATACTTAATGATGTAGCTGGCGATCTTTCAAGAGAAGTAATCACCGAAATATTTCCAAACGAATGGCAACGATAATAAACAACGTAGTAGATGCAACAGCCATTGGGTCAAGCGACACGATTGCGTTGTTCAGCCCTATAATCGAGAAATTCAACATTCAGTATACTGGAGATGCTCCAAGCTATGTTAATATCTATTATCGTTTTTTCGATCAGAACAATTCAGAGAAGATAATCGCGCTGAGAGCTAATCCATTGACGATTAACGGATATTCAGCTACACCGATCTATAAGTATTTCTATGTTGACGTATCCATTTTGAAGGGATTCTGTATTGCTATCCCATCATTCAAATACATGGATTGGAATAGAACAACTATGGGGATATCAGTCCAGAGATATTGGAAGGATGCGGATAATAACCAATATAACCTATACTACCAACTATACATTCCATCATCAAGGCAATACGGCCAATCGGAGAAAGTAGAAACATTCAAGAATGATCAGCAAGTGATATATGCGTTTGATGGTGATACTGTGCCGGTATCATTCAATGCTCCATACCTATGCTGCGTAGGAAATGGATTTGTAAAAATAAATGGAGTAACCCAAACATTCAGTTCTCCTCCATTTGATACGAACAATATTTCATTCACTTCTATTGTTGCTTCACTCGGAAATACTTCGATTGAAGTGAAGCGTAAGAATAATGGCTCATTCCAATCGACATACACAACATATATCAAGCTTGTAGTGATGCCGAAATGCAAGAACGATTACAAGGTTTGGTTTGTTGATTCACTTGGTATGACAAGGTATTGGAGGTTCTACAATTATGCGAAATCAAATTACACTACCAAAAACTTAGGCTATACCAATGAATTCACTGAATCGCTTCAATATGGACAACCGTTTCGATCACTCGGAAATACAACGACAAAACAGATCGTGCTGAGTGCTGGGAATGTGGATATCGATGTTGCCGAAATACTATCTGACATCAATAAGAACGAAATGGTATGGATGGAAGAGGGTGGCATTAAGATTCCAATGAAGGTTAAATCTTCGAATATCCAAATATTGAATGGTAAAAACTCAAATATGCCTTATGTACTAACGCTTGAGTATCCAGAAATAAACACTTATAAATTATGAGAAGGCTAATTGTTTCTGGGATTACATTGGACATTGACGAAAAAACGGCCATCGGACTTGACGCCCAAAGTTACGATATAAAAGACCCCAGCAAAAGAAGGGTAACTGTATCGAATTCGTTCTCGATACCCATTACAGATAAGAATATGGGTGCTATAGGATACTTCGGAAACGTATCATCTAACTACGATACCGTATATAATGATCTGTTTTGCACTTATGAAGTCCAAGGTGTAAGGCTCATAGATAATGGGAAGATAATGGTAGAAGAAGTATCGGACAGGATATCAATGAAGATATTTGATCGAAAAACGATATGGGATAAGCTGAAGGATCATAAAATAACTGACAACTTCGATGCAATGATAATGTATCTTAGGCAGTCTGCATGCATATGGACAGGACCACAAGAATATGGGAAGACATTTTCAGATATGCTTGGCATTCACTCGGATTCATCGAAAGATATATTCATCCCAATGTTTTGGGGTATGGATTCTGAAAATGAAACACCTGTACAAATAGTATTTAATTCTGTCGATGGTCATTCAGCTAGATTCGCCATGAAGTATAAGCGATTCTTCATGTATCTGAATATGGCATTTGCAACAACAGGATATAGTTTTGTACTTGATGATGGGATATTCACAGATACAGTCTCTTCTCAGTTATCGTTTCGTATTCCTCAATTATCTTATGCCGGCGAATTAGCCACCAATCCAAATATATTCTCAGGTACAGTTATAGGAGAGAATACCGGAGGAGACTTCTATCTCGAGACAACAGAACAACATTCGACACCACCAATAGTAGGGGGCAGAATCAAGAGTGCTACTATAAAGTATAGAGGGATGGGATATATTGATGTTAGAACCAACTACGATGGAACACAGGTTGATTTTGGCCATAACCAATGTAACCCAGACCCAACAGTATGGACTGAAGTAGACATAACTAGACAAGTTATATGCTCTGATTTCTACATCAAGATATATTGCCATGATTTATTTCATCCCGGCACACTAGAGTTTTCGATATCGGTGACTATGCAGAGTGTTGATCATCTGGTATTTCAAAATAGTGAAGATTATGCTAAGACAAAAGTAAAAGGACTTAAGGATATTACAGCCTATGACATCGTAATGACGTTTATGAATCACTTCAATATCATCAAGGAAGAAAGTGATAAGAAAATCCTTATGCGAAGATTTGACGATATTAATAATGCTGATTCAGTAGATTGGTCGGATGGATGGATAGGAACACCAAAGCAATCTCCATTGATTCAAGACATAAAGCAATTCAATTACATCAAATATAAAAACGTAGCTGATGGACTTGATTCAAGGATGGGAGGGATAACCATATCTTGTTTGAATAAAAACATACCAATTGAAGGTGATTTATTCGAAATTAATGGCTGTTTCCCAAAAGTAAAGCTTAATTGCTTAGATTTTTCAGATGAAAAGACAATCGAAGGATTAGTAACGATAATTCCAACAACTACGTTTAAAGGGGTAAACGTATACGATTATACCACTGCTCATCAGTCTCAGCTGAATGTTTGCGCGAATTATTCTCTCGTGAATGAATATGTCACTTATGCGAGAATGATAAATAAGCCTTTGGTTGTTAATTGGAAGCGGAATCTAAGCCTTTACGACTACTTTACATTTTCATTTTATCGAAAATATTTCATAAAGCAGCTAGGTGGATACTTTTTCGTAAATAAGATAAGCGGATACAATCCAGAAAATAGTACAGGAGGTACAGATATTGAACTCATAAAAATAGTATAATGGCAGAAAACAAAATAGTGACATTGGCTGAAATTCAGTTCAATGTAGAGAGTGCAAAGCAGCAAGCAGAACAATTAGTGGTTTCAATTGCCAACCTTAGAAAAGAGAGAACTGCTCTCGATAAGACAGACGAAACTGCAGCAAAAAGAGTTGTAGAAATAGATGCCGACTTAAAGTCATTGACATCCACCTACAAAACACTTACAAATACAATCATAGCTGTAAATGATGCCAGAAACAACGAGAAAATAACAATCGATTCTATAGAGAAGGCGAATAGAGGGATGCAAGCTGCTCAAAAGCTTGAAAATCTAGCAACTGCTGAAGGTGTGCAGCGATCAAATGAATTAAATGCAGCTATCAATAAAAATACTCAAATAATAAAGGAGAATTCAAGCGAAGCAAAGCAACAAGCCTTAAATGTAGGTAATTATGGAAAGAAATTTGATGCACTCGGAAATTCAATCACTCAGATAACACGTGAAGCCCCAGCATTTGCCAATAGCTTGAACACTGGATTTATGGCTATTTCCAATAATATTCCTGCATTGTCTGATGCAATCGGAGGACTTATTGAGAAGAACAAGCAACTTAAGGCAGAAGGACAGCCAGCAAAGAGTATTTTATCACAAGTAGCATCATCATTCCTGTCTTGGAATACTGCTATAAGCGTAGGAGTTACGCTATTGACTATTTATGGGGGAACTTTCTTCAAATGGTTGACCACACTAGGTGCTGCTCCAAAAGCGTTAAATGCAGCTCAAGTAGCGCATGATAACTACAGGGACGCCATGACTGCAAGTAGAAAGGATTCTGAAAAGGATATTGTTCACTTGAAATTGATGTATGAAGCAACACAAAACACATCAAAAAGCATAGAATCTAGGACTGCTGCTGTCAAAGAGATGCAGAAAGAGTATCCATCATATTTCAAGAATATGACAGCAGAGCAAATAATGCTTGGTGGCGCACAGAAGCAATATGAAGAACTCACTCAGGCGATCTTGAACAATGCTAAAGCAAAGGCATTAGAGCAGAAAATATACGAAAATGAGAGTAAGAAGATCGATCTTGAAACAAAACAATCTACACAACTCGCATACTACGAAAAATTAGGCAAGGATATCACAGCGGGATACGAAAAACTAAAGAATTCAGTAGTACCATCCGATGTGCGCGATGCTTTCTTAGTTGCTATAAAAAAACAAGAAGGCGTTAGGGATCAATACAAAAAAGACTTACTTAAAACGGCCGATGAAATTAAAACAATCACAGATGTGAATAAAAAACTGGCTGATAAGGTAGATACTAAAACCTACATCGCAAAGGAAGAGCCAGATAAAAAAGTCAAAGAAACTCCACTTCCAAGGACGGAGGCATACTTACGCGAACTGTACAAAACTCAAGAAGACTTGCTTGATAAATCACTCGAAAAGGAACAGGTTAAGATAGAAAACAACTATAAGGAAACCAAAGCCAGAATCGAGAAGATGGAGAAAGAGGATACTAAACGAAAAATACTCACAACAGAGGGGAGAGCTGCGGCAGAAGAGGCAATTTCAAATTTAGGATTAGTCAAAGAAAAAAAACTAAGACAAGCTAATGCGGCTGATGAGGTAGTAGCTCTTTCCGAAAGTCTTGAGAGATATAAGACTGTATCTGATGCTAAATTGAAGAAAGATCAGCTAGATACTCCTAGAACTGTAGCCGAAAGAGAGCAAAGGTTGCTCCATATTTTTGCACTAGAAAGGAATATAGACGAAAAGCGCGTTCAGTCTGGTGAAATATCACAAGCCGAGGCCAACAAAAGGCATGAAGCTGCAATGTTCAAATTCAATTCCACTATAATGGATATGAATATTGCATTTGAGGAACAGGAACGCAAGCGAAAAATAGACGTTGAAAAAACAGACTACGATAACAAACTTTCAGTTCTTAAAGAATACCAATCCGAGCATACTAGACTGAGGATAGAACATCTCGAAGAACAAAAACAGATCGAGATCGCTGCTGCCAATAAAATAGGGGCAGATGTTACTTTGATTGAAGAGAAATATTCGAAAGCCAAAAAGAATATATACGCTTCAGAGTGGGCTGCAAAGCTTGGATTTGCAAAAGAATTTCAACAGGCTGCAACTGGAATCGCTTCCGAAGGAACAATAATGGCCAAAGTAGTAGCAGGGACAGGAATTGTAATAGATACTATTCAAGGCTCAATGAAAGCTTGGGCAGGACACGCAGAGAATCCAATACTCGCTGGAGCATTGGTTGCTCTAAATATAGCCCAAGGTGTTTCTGCCTTAAGTAAACTGGCATCAGTAAACACAGATGTGACAAGCAAAAGCGTAAAATCGAGTGGGCTATCTGGAGGTCAAAACTCAATGTCCATGTACCAAGGATCACAAGCACAAATTGGTAACGGAATAGTTCAGCGATCAGTATCAGGTATGCAAGAGATTGCCCCAGTTCAAACTACTGCAATAGTAATTGATCAAGTGACTGCGGCACAGCAAAAGCAGACACAAAGCGACTTTATAAGCATATCGTAAAATATTTTCATCAAATATTTGTTTTTACTACGAACTCGTTATATATTTGCACAATAACTAACGTTTTCGTAATATGAAGGTACTCATTGTCGGAGAATACGGCAAAGACATCAAATCAAATGTATTTCAGCTAATTCGCGATGGTGACGAATTGATGATTGATTCATGCGGAGGCACACTGAAGGATGGGAAAGCATCTTTCGATTCGCTTGTTGGATCAGATATTTCTGGGACTGTGTATGGTGCTTGCTACAGTTCTGCAACACTATCACTTATGGCTTGCAGAAAAAGATTTGGTACTCCAAACTCTAGTTACTTGATTCATTTTCCAGTTGGTAGATTCGAAGGTGATGCAGAGGCAATGAAGGCGTATGCGCAAGAGCTAGAAGCCATCCAATCGTCAGTTGTTGATATTTACGAAAAAAATCTTCTCATCCCTAGAGAGGAAATAATGGCATTGATGTCGGAAAATAAACGAATCGATGCTGTCGAAGCTAAGAGAATCGGATTAATACAAGAAATTATAAACCTAAACGATATTAAAATGAGTTTTAAAGGAGAATTCGGAAAACTACTGAACGATGTAAAAATGATATTCTCTGATGTTACTGCGCCAGAAGAGAAAATGAGCATCACGCTTCAAACAACTTGCTCTCAGGAATTGACTTTCGATGTGGATACCCAGCCAGAGATCATTGTTGGCACTGGCGTAACATTGGCAGGAAAGGCATTCGACGGCGTTTTTGTATGTTGTGATCAAAAATACACTGTTGTCGCTGGCAAAGTTTCAATGATCGAACCGACAGAAGAAATTGATCAAGCTGCAATGGATTCTATGCAAATGGAATTGAAAGGAGTCATCGAAACAATGACAACATTCAAAACGAAAGAACAAGAACTCATGCAATCAGTCCAATCGAAAGATCAGGAAATTGCAGCACTTACTGCAAAGGTGACAGAACTGGAGAAAATGAACTTCACAGAGAAAAAACCAGAAGATGTGCCGGCAAACGAAGATTCAAAACAAGTTATGTGGAAATATAAAAACAAAAACAAATAAACCATGGCTGCTGCTATTGATATTACTCAGCTAGACTTAAATCCTGCAGATATTCAAAGTATGTCAGAGTGTCTTTATGTCACGCTCCCGACTTTGCCTGAAATCGCTAAAATCTACACCTTCAAAGGAGGCGTAAAGTCTAAGCAAAAAATAACTGTAAAAACAAATCTGTCGAAAGTAGGTATCAAAGACACGCTTTCAACAAGACCATCTTCAGGCGCAAAAATTAAATTGCGTGAAATCATTGTTGACCCGGCTAACGTTGGAGATACAATCGAATTCAACGGTGACGAAATGGATCGTCTTTTTGTTCCTTATTCTGGGAATATCACGAAGTATACAAATTACTTCTTCGATAATGGTTCAGCGAACAATGTGGTTGCCAATCTTACGATGGAGTTAGCTGAAGGAATGCTTAGATCGCTTCACCGTATTGCATGGTGGGGAGATACTGCTGTTGCTGTATCTGATGCTTCTACTGCTGGGCTTGTTTCTGCTGATGACGTGAAGTTCTACGATCTTATCGATGGATTCTGGAAACAGATTTTCGCACACGTTGCGTCTTCTGACCCATTACTGAAAATGCCAAGATTCACGATCACAAAGAATACCGCCGCAACAAGAGCTGGTCAAGCACTGGTAGCTGCTGATTCTATCGCAATTCTTGATGGTGTTATCGATGCTGCTCCTGCAACATTGAGAGCTGATCCAAACAAGGTATTGCTTGTGACTCACGGCGTATTCGTAGCTTACGAAAGGTACTTGAGAGGTAAGGGAGTGAATTCCGAGGTAAACATCACAATGTATGGCCTACCTTCATTGTCTTATGGAACTATACCAATGATCGACATGGGTTCTGTATGGGATGCTCCTACTGCGTTGGAATTTGAGCAAAATAACACTCACGCTGCTGATTGGCTTCCAAATCGCGTATTGCTTACGAACCCAGTTGATTTGATTTTGGCTTCATTAGCTTTGAGCGATGCAAAAACAATCGAATCCAACTACGAAAAGAAACTCAGAGAGTACTGGATTGCTTTCGGCTATACACTTGATGCAAAAATTGGCCGTCCTACTGAAATGGTAGCTGCTTATTGATTTATGGGGGCGAAAGCCCCTTATTTTGTAACTTAAAAATAAAAAGTATGTCATGTACTGAGGGGATTACCCAAAATATATCAGGTGGCCCATGTGTAATCATTTCTGGAGGCGTAAAGCAAACCGGCTGGGCATTCAACAGGGAGGATATCGACTATGACAACTGTGTTGTAGTAGGAAATAAAATCACAACCATTGCTCTTTTCTCTGGTAAAATTGCCTATTCAGTAGAACAGGTAAAAAAATCATGGGATAATACTGGCTCTCTGGTAGTAAAAGACAACGCTCCAAACAACTACAAGCATAAAGTCATGCTTATCGATCCATCGAGATCAAGCGCAGGACTTTTAAATGCTGAGAACATGGAGAATATGGTTTTCGTATTCGAAAATGTAGAACAATCTGCTGCTGCCGATGGGACATTTACTTGTTTCGGATGGAATGCCGGGCTATACAAAACGAAACATGAATCTCAAGCATGGGCGAACAATGGAGCATCATTGATTGAACTTGAAACTCAGGCTGATTCTGCTGAAAAACATATTCGATACGTAGTTACAATTGGCTCTCCGGCCACAAACGATACAACGAGGGCTGCTCTGAATGGTTTTTTGGACTAGTTGGTAGCCAGATTTTCACACTGGACATTTCTGTATTGGATGGCCCAGATTATTTAGGATAATATCAAGGCCGTTACGCTACCTAACGGCCTTTCTTTTTTAAAACAAGAAAATGACAACAAGAGAACTACTAACATCATTGTGGACTGGCCCCATATCTACAGTAAAACTTTATGCAGTAAACTTAAAGCAATTCCTTTTCTCTGCTCATATGGAGACTGAGGAAATTACTTTTGCCGACCTTATAGATAAGCGAGATACAAGCGATCTTGTTATTGGCCAAAAATATAAGGTAACTGATCATATTGAGATAGGTAACGAGGCGATTGTGTTCGAGGCACAATTGATGAATAAGCTAGATGTTTTCGCAAGAGACTTCGCAACTGATAATTTCATAGTTTTCGATTTCACTCCGTCAGTAGGATTTCCTTATGGAAAGATAAGCAAGATTTGGAATCCATACGACATAAACGCATCAGTGACAACAGTAGGAACAACTGGGAAGTATCCGACTATCGAACACGCATGGACTGCTGGAGAAAAAATACTAAAACTGATAAGCGACATAACTTTAAATGAGCCAATAGTATCGCATGATGGATATAATTGCATAGATTTCAACGGTTTCAGTATTAATATTGGATTCAATTCAATAGATGTTTCTGGTACTGGTGAAAGCAGAATAGAGACAACATGGATAAATCCTAAGTTGACTTTTGGCAATACTGATTATGCGATAATTGTGAATCCAAATTTGAGTCAATATCAAAAACTGACATTCATAGGTTATGCCGAAATTACAAGCTTGGCAATAGAATCTAATAAATATTTCATAAAAGCTCCTATTGTAGCTAATGGGGGATTATTTTCATTCGATACAATTAAATTTAATTCTGCTAATGTATCTGGAGGGCTATTCAATTGCCTTTCAGAAGAAAGAATAATTGGAAACTCTCTAATAATCAAATCAGGTGGAGAAGAAAGTTGTAGGATAGCAATGGCCAATATCGATAGTGAGCATAATATAAATATAGACTATATCGAAACAATTGGATCAGGTAGTCAGGAATACCCATTCATAGGTGGATTTGAAATAAATAAGATCAATTCAATTGGCCGTATTCTTATTGGATGGTTCGACAATGGACTGACTAAAAAACAAAAAATATCTCAAATATTTGCCCCAAATTCTTATGTTGTGAATCCTGATGTATTGAATATGGGTATAGTTGGAGGACTTCTTAATTATGATGGAGCAATATCAAATATTATAAACGAATGTACTATAATAGGGACAAAAGTAGATGACAACATAAGAATTGGAAATAACGTTACACTTGATTCTGTTTCTGTTTCAGAATATAAATTTATAGAAAAAATTCTTGGGGGTAATAACAATATAATACAAAACTGCAACTGCGGAACTGAGCTAATTTATGCCGGCGAGAATAATACAAATACACTTATTAATAATAGAAAATCAAATGGTGATCTTATTCCGAATATAATTCCTTCAGATACCCTATTTATAGGTAAACTGAAATGCAATACTATCCCAGAGGCAGATGAGGATGTTATCAGGAAAAAGGATATTGAAGCCACGCATTCTACATTCAACCTAAATACAGTATCTAATGTTAGTGATATTTCATCTGGAGTAAATTCATTCATGGATATATATACTTTCGGGGAACTTGTCGTGATCACTGGCCGCATAAAAATAGAAATAGATGGATTGATACAGTGTGCATCTGGAACTGTACCGATACCGACAATAGCAACATGGGCACCAATGGGTGGGAGTATAGTATCAGGAGAAGTAGTAGTTACCACAGACGGTAGCGTAACATTCCAAGCAAGTAATCATTCAGCACCACATACATTCAACTTTTCATATTTCAAAGCATAATGAAAACAAAACAAGAACTTAAGCAGGAATTTCAAGCTGGAATGACTGTCACAGAAGTCAAGATGGCTGATCTCATCGAAAATATGCATGGGAATGAATCTGGGATTACTTTCGCTGAACTAATGCAGCTAGAGGCGGATGGTAATCTTATTCCGGGTCAGTCGTATGACGTGACTGATTTCTTTCCAAAATATAAAGCAAAATACTCACCTGTAGAATATTTCACTGAGACAGTAGCTCGCCCATTGCGATTTTACGCAAAAAAACATAATAAACTATCTATTATTGGGGAAATGATAGATGAAGATTTTAATTTTGAATTTGACTTCACTACCACATCTATATTTCCTCAAGGAAGGATATTAAAAATATGGGGAAACGGATATGAGGGGACTATACTTAACGGTCAAAAAATATACTGGAATGTAAATTACGGCTTTCAATGTGCTATTGCACCTGAGAATTTGTTCGAAAACAATGTTCTAGGAGGAGGTAATTTACTTCTAGGCGAGTGTATAAGGATTGACTCTACATCTAAAAATATAAAAGTCGATTATGGATGCTACAATCAGCAGTTCATGGGACGAAATATAAATATAAAATTAGAGTATGGATGTTTCGACCAAGTATTCGGAGATAGATCAACAGGACAGCATATCGGACAGGGTTGTAGTGGACAGGTTTTCGGATATTATTGTATTGGCCAGAAATTTGGCGTAAGTTGTAACGATCAAATATTTGGAGACAATTGCTCATCAGGTTTATTTTCAGATAAAATAAATGGGTTAGATTTTAGGAACGCTACTCACATAAATCAAAATAAGACTTGCAATATTTTCCTTGATGAGGATTCTGTGCCTAAACTTTCTTATGTAGATAACTCTGGTAATATACAGGTAGTTGATCCAGTTAGTTAGATTTAGTCTAAATAAGAACACGCTTTATACTTAAATCAGAATTAATTAAATATGTGAGTTAATGGATAGCGCAAGTTTATTTATACAAATCTAACAATCCTTTAGCTTCTTATGTAAAAATAAGTCATTTCCATATACTAATTAAATAAAATGTCGTTAACTTTGGATCAAAATAGAATTGAATTACTGAAAATAGACATAGAATCGATCCTGATTGATGGCATTTTAGTAATTAAATTACTTAAATTTTTCGGAGACGTATATTTAAATGGCCAAAAGCCTAAAAATGACTGCAATATGTGGCTCAGACAATATCATCTCAGGTTAAAAGCAAAATTTAAAAACGAAATAAATGGGACTTAACGCAATACAACTACAGCCTTCATTATTAACCAGAGTGAATCTATCGGTTTACTCTGGACTTTGGGATTCATCTCAAGACAGCATTGGAAAACCAAATGAGATTTTGGTATATGGCGAAAATAACGAATATCCAGAAGTAATCGATAGGCTGATTTCCAATTCATCTACGGCTAAGTGTGTTCGAGATGTCATGGCTAAGTTTATTCATGGATTGGGTTTTGAAAACGAGGCTTTAAACGACATAATTACAGGACAAAACCAATTTAATGATGATATAAATCTTGTTGAGTTAGATCGATCTATATCTTCAGATTTGGCATCTTATAATGGGTTTTATTGCTTTATTTCAAGGTCGATAAACTTTCAGGTTTCTAAATCTGAAAAAATGAAGTTCGGGGCTATAAGACTAGGTAAGACTGATGACAATGGCCGCATATCGTATGCAGTGTTGAGACAGAAAAGGTATCAAAAACTGGACTTTCTTAGAGCTTATTCATTATTTTCAGAAAGTAAAGAGACGATTTCTGAAAGGATTGAAAAGTTAAAGGCATCAAAAAAAGCTTATCAAGGTGAGTTTTTCGTTGGGTATTTTGACATGGCCAATATATATCCGATTAGTCCGTTTCACGCTACTCAATACGACATGGATTCTGAATCTCTGATTTCAGTCCACAGAAACACTGAATTAGCCAATGGCATGAGTCCAAAAACAATAATTACAGTAGCTGAAGCAAGTGAGTATGACGAAAGAACAGATAAAGAAGGAAATACAATAAAAACTCCAATCGAAGGAGGCATTGCTGGCGCTGTAAAAGAATTTGTCGGTACTTCTGGAGCAAAAGTAATGGTTCTATCTACCAAAGTAAATGAAGAAACTGGCAAGATTGATCAAGACGGAAGTTTTATCGCAACAAATATCGCTTCAAATATTGACAGCGAAACATACGACCAGTGGGAGAAAGCATTCGAGAATCACATTCGCCGACAAGCTTGCAATATGCCAAGCATCCTTTTCGAGTATGAAACAGGTAAATTGGGCGGAGGAACAAAAGCAGAAGATATTATGACAGCAATAGAGTTCTACAACAGTCAAGTGAATGACTATCAAGAATTCAAGGCTAAATGCTATCGTAAAATGTTCAAGAACAGTATCAATGATATCCTTAAATCCGAAGCAGCGAAAAAAGACGGATTTAAAATTAAAAATATAAACTATGATTCTTTCATTCGAACAACAACAAGCAATACTTCCAATCAGTCCAAATAATCAAAAAAAGTTCCCATCAATCGCCCGTGATGTAGATGAGGGTGAGTTGGTAGATATGCTTGGGCAGAAATTCAAGCAAACAGTAGATGATCATGTCAATGATGAGGATGGAAAATTCTTTGAGCTACTGAACGGAGGCGTATTGATTGACGGCACAAAGTTCAAAGGATTGAAATTCATCGTTGCATACCTGAATTATATAAATTACTTGGACAATTCAGACGTGCAGGATACTTTTTCTGGGCAAAGGACACAGAAAATAGAGCAATCTGATCCGCTATCGAAAGGCCGGATTGAGAATCTAAAAGAGCCGAAGAAGAAAGTAGTATTCAATCAATGGGATTTGCTTAAGCGATTCATAAATGAAAATGAATTAATTTTCATCGATTTCAATACCTCATCAACAAAGAGAGTATACAATCCCAAAGCAACTATAATAAGAAACAAAAGAGTAATAAATCAAGGATATAAATCAAATAACTGGTAAAAACATGATACGCAAGCTAGTAAAATTAACAGGTGGCAAGGTAAATGTCCTTGGGGCAGATAATAAAATCATAACTCAACTTCAATCAGACTTGAGTATCCAGCCTTCAGTAGACGGATTAAGTCTTGTTTTCTATAAAGAAAATGTAGAGAATCCTCAATTAGTCGCAGAATGGGCTGATCTGAAGAATAATTCAGGAGTTTCACTGGGCTCAACAATAGAGCAGGTAGTCCAAGTTTTAGGCGAAACATATTTTTTTAAGTCTGGCAGTACAGGTGGCACTGTTACTGCCGATGACGTAACTGCCACAGCCAATCATAGAGTAATCACTACTCAGGAAGGAACGAACATAAACATTCACGGAATGACTGAAAAGGTTGCTCCGTTGGATACTGCTGATGAGATTGGGGTCTGGGATTCGCTTACAGGATTTTTAAGAAAAGTCACATTAGCGAGTTTCAAAACTGTAATTCTTGGATGGCTTGGAAATTACATGACTTATCAAAGCGCATGGGATCAGGTTACGAATACCCCAACACTCACTGATAATGATATTACGAAAAAAGGTTTCGTTTATCGATGCTCGAATTCAGCGGTTGATACTGTTCGTTTTGGTAAAACTTGGAATCTTGGGGATCAAGTAATTTTCAATGCTTCTGGAGGAATAGAACAGGGCGATAATTCAGATACAAGACGCGATCAAATAGGTTTGGCAACTACTGATTCACCTACTTTCGCAGATGTTATTATTTCTGGATTGGGGACAATCTTCACAAGTTCAACGGCTAATTCAGTCAAGCAATCTATTTTGGCGATAGTTACGAAAATTGGGCTACTTTCAGCACAGGCGCAAAGAGTTACTTTTTCAAATTCTGACTACACCATAACAGCTACGACAGCTACTTTTGTGGCGCAAATTGGAACACTTACTGCTCCTAGAACAGTTACATTACCTGCCGCGAATCTTTTCAAGGTAGGTGATATATTGACTATATTGGATCAGTCTGGATCATGTTCATCAACAAATACTATTACAGTCCAACGAGCTGGTACTGATACAATAGACGGAATAACAAATCAAGTTATCGCAGCTCCTTACGGATGGAGGCGTTTTATTTCGGATGGTGTTTTAACTTGGTCGTATGATGGTGGAGTTTTGAGAAGCTCTAATAATCTTTCGGAATTGCAAGACAAGGCAGCGTCTAGGGTTAATCTAGGGTTGGGTCCGTCAAGTTCTCCTACTTTTGCCGGTGTGAATACATCTACGTTACAGGCTGTAGGATCTGTGTCCGATGCAGATATGTTTATAAATCCGAAAGGGAACGGTCAAATAGTAATAGGTGGAGGTGCGTGGGCATATAACACGCAATCATCTGGAAAGGCTAGCCTATTGTTAAATAATGGGAGCAACGACACCCCTAACTTGAAATTCGCGTATGCGAATAACTTAAATTTCGGGATAGATTCCGCAGTAACCGGCACTACCTATCTTTCAGGCCAACAGATGAGATTCATTCATAATTCGGATGAAGCTGGAGGAGCGGTAATAGCATCTTTCGACATTAACGGAAACGCTGCATTTACAGGGACTGTATACGCGAGAGACAGATTAATTGTGAATGTACCAAATCCAACACAAAAGTTGCAAGCACACGAGTCTACTGCTGCTACAGCCTGCTATTTTAAGGCATCTAACGCCACGAGTGGGTATTCTTCTGGGAATGGCGTACTTTTCGGAATAGATGCTGGCTTGAACGGAATCGTAAATAACCAATCCAATGGTTATTTTTCATTTTCAACTAATAATTCAGAATTCATGCGCGTATCAGCATCTGGCATAGTGCAGAAGAAAAATACTAACGGAATGAAACTTCAGCAGACCATAGGATCAGACACAGACGGAGATTGGTGGATATGGGCTGACACGACTGGAGTCTATACTCAGAAAAGGGTTTCAGGCGCATGGGTAACGAAGCAAACTATCTCGTAATTTATTTGGCACAAATGTAATCTTGCATTATATTTGTGCCTTAACATTTTTAAAACTAAAAATATGAAAACAATTCAAATTTCAATCCTATCCCAAAGCGTAAAAATGAGCTACAAGGTAGCAGAAGATCAGATTCAGAATGAATTACAGGCTTTGCAAAATCGATGCAATGGTTCTGTGAATATTCCTGTAGTCATCGGACAACCAGACGGATTCACTTCTATTCCAGCATCGTTTTTTCGGGATTTCGAGGTTAAAATCACCGTAAAATAACCTAAACTTGCTTAAAATAATCTATCTGAGTAATTGCAAACGTCAAAGTAATTCATCGAAACGTAAAGGAGTATTACAATGCAATATAACTTTGCATTATTTACAACTATTCAGATAGGTTTATTTTAAAGAGTTAAGCTTAAACTAGATTATTATTTAGACTAATTAAAAATAAAGCACATGGAATCATTACTCCCTTGGGTTGGATTAATATCTATTTTAGTAGGTGTTATTTTTACTTTTGCAAAGGTTTTCGCAAAAGTAGATGCGACAGCATCGAAAACAGATGCTATCGAGAAACAAATAAAAGAAGACCATGACCGTCAACTTATCGAGCAAGGCAAGTGTATTGCGAAAGAAGAGATTGAAAAAAAAAAAAATGAAAACATAAGTAAAATTCCGACAATGGAGAGTGAGTTGAAGAGACAAAACCAAGATATTGAATCATTAAACTTGCAGATGGAAAAAGTTAATGCAAAGATTGATATCCGTTTCGATGCTTTAGAGAAAACTTTCAAAGAAGGTTTTGATCAAATTTTCTCATGGATGTTGAAGCATACGAATGATCACAACAAATAAATATTCACCAACCTATTGCATTTATTGAAAATGGGTGTATATTTGCATCGGCAGCAGAGAAAAGGCAACTTCGTGGAGGTCTATATTTATTCCTGCTACCAACACAAAAAAACAAACTGCGTACAAGTGGAATAGCGATATTGAAAAATTATATTGGTGAATCCAAAGTGCGGAGAGTAGATTATCATAATTGGGAATGATACACCTGAGCATGAGCTATGAGGGTGTTAAGTTGGTTAGAATCCACATCTACTGCAATTCTTTTCTTGCTTACAGCGGCGTAGAGTGTGGCACTCGATAGACACCATGGCGCTATTGTACGTTGGTTCGATTCCAGCCGCCGCCACAAATTCTTTTCTTGCTTTCCATTTTTTTAGTTTTAGCCGTCAATCATTTGTTTGGTTGGCGGTTTTTTATTTAGTATATTTGCGTTTTAATTTTAACCTAAATTTATTGAAATGAACTTTGGAGAAGCAATTGAAGCCCTAAAGCAAGGCAAAAGATTACAGCGAACAGGTTGGAATGGAACTGGTTTATTTGTTTTCATGCAAGTCCCATCAATCATTGACAAGGAAATTGTCCCTAAAATGCAATCACTCCCTCAATCCGTGAAGGATGAATTCGAAAGGAGATTCAATGATCCAAACGAGCAAATAAACTCTATTTTCTACAGCAATCAATTAGCCATCGTAAATAAAAGTAACTCTATCAATGGATGGGTAGCTTCTGTTTATGATAGCATGGCTGAAGATTGGATTATACTTGATTAGCAAAAAAAATAAATATAGAAAAGCCTTGGATTAACTTTCAAGGCTTTTTTTATGTTTTCACGCGGCTAAAATCGACTAAAAACGTCTAAAAACACACATATTTAAAAATACTTGCATAAACTACGAATACTAGTATAAATATACAGATATTCAGCCATTTATTGAATAATATACATTAAAAATATTCAGTAAAATGCAAGATAAATTTGCATAATGAATAAAAGTAGTGTATCTTTGAGGTATAGAAACAGAGAAAATAACAACAATTTAAAACTTAAACCATGGCATCCTCTAAAACAAAACTCACTTGGAATGAATTCAGTAGAGCTAGCAAATGGGCTTGGAGTAAAGATGGTTGGAAGCTATCTGACTATGAACATATAGCATATATATTTCTGCTACGAGCAGGGTACTATGGGCGTATTGACAAAATGAAATGCATATCAGATGCATATTCGGAGTACAAGAAAAGTAATTATTACAGATAAAAAACCGATCCGAAAGGCTCACAAACCTAAACAAAATGGGAACTTTAGCAGCACAAGCATTAGCATCTAAAAGCATTATCGCAAAGATCGCAAAAGTATCAGAATCAGTTGGAAGCGGTAGATTCGTTGCAGTTTATTTCGCAGATGGGTCTGATGAAATCGTGGTTTCTACCATGCAAAAAGGACACCAAACGAAAGGGGTTGATCTCGGAATGGGATCAGAACCTATGACAAGGAAGCAAGTAGTTGAAAAACTTGAATTGGCAGTTGATTACGGATATTAGAAAAAACCAGGGGCGCGACTGCAACGCGCAAATTTTAAAAACTAAAACTAAATAATAGGAGAAATGAGAACCAAACAAGATAGTCGCTATATTGATCCTTGTGAGGCTAAGAGAGAACTATATATATCCCTATTGGAAAAAGAAAATGCGGATTCAAGTACTTGGTTTTACATAGGAATAGCCGTTGTTGGACTACTCCCATTAGTCTGGATGGTTGCATATAAATTTTTATCCTAAAACTTATTGAAACATGAGTACAATAAAATCTGAAAAAGAAGCCTTACTAAAAGAGGCTATAAATGCAGCCTACGATAAGGATTGCGTTTATTGTTCTGGTTGCTACCATCTATCTGCCTACATTGGTAGAGATTCAGAGTATAATTCAAGCATAACACAGGATCTTAATGATGATTCTGTGTCTATTGCAGAGTTCAAAAAACACATAATCGACTAAAAAAAAATGAAAAACAAGCTATTTGTATGCATGAGCCACACGCTCAATGAAGATCAGAAAAACGGGTTTATTTACCAGTTCGGAGAGACTGAGTTTATTGACATGAAAGACGTGAATACTGAATTGAAAGAAAAATGCAGTAACATCCCTGCAATGGCTACGTTGTCGGAATTGAGAAAACTTGCATTTGATGTAGTTGAAATTGCAAGAGAAAACGGATGTACTCATTTTTTTCTAACCGGCGAGCCAACGTTGTCATTTTGGGCGAACTCTGAAGCTAACTATGGATTCTACGGAGATTCTATGGTATGCGTTCAGTCTACCACGGAACGAGTATCACAAGATTCAGTCCAGCCAGATGGTACTGTAATCAAGACTCAAGTATTCAAGCATGTACAATGGAGAGAAATGTTTTAGGCATTGCCTCCACCCTCCAACGGTTCAAGCAGGTTCGATTCCTGCGGAGGGACTAATTTTCACTAATTTCCTGAGCATGAATTAAAAGGCTCGAAGAATATGGAACCATATAATACAGAATATTGCAAGAAAAATACAAGCAGGGCTGTAGCTGCATGTATGACATTAAGAACGATACAAACGGGGTCGTTCGAGAACAAATATTCATCGAGTGAGTCATCGTATAATGTAGATGAAAAGCTGGCGCTAATAGAGGAAATAGGGTATTTTTGCATACCAGTTCCTGAATTATTCGATACATTCGAAGACGGATTTGGGAAAATACCGTATAGTGTAAAATATGTGCATGTTGCGCAGGATGAAGAAACCGGCATATTGCCTATTTCTGATTTTTCTAAAATAGCCAATAATCTTGGTGTCAAGTTTTCATTCGAGGGTAGCTTTGCTAGTTTCGAGAATTCGAATGAATGCCTTCTTACATTCTACGGGAATGAAAATGCAGTATTGATCCCGTTTGGATCTTCAGCAGTTCTAAGCACGCCTGAAGGAGATTTCAAGGTGAAATTCAACGGAAACAAAGACGCATGGATGACCAAGTGGTATTCAACCAGATTTTTTACCATAGAGGTTCACGAGAAACCTTCTCGTGAGAATAAGTTTAATGGGATTTATAAAATAAAATTAGCCGACAACTGCCGGCTGACTGAATATGCTGCACTAGACCATGTGGGCGAACCACCAATAAAAGAAACACGAAGCACATCCGTTGATATTGAATCAGAATATGAAAAAATAAAACGTCAAGGGTACGGAGATCTTTTCGAGATGTTGAAAGACATCAGTGGAGAGTCAAAAAATTCAGCAAAAACTAGATACGCTGAATCGAGTATCGTAAATTGGTGTTTCGTAAAATGCGAAATCGACCAATCCAAAGATTATGGTATAAAAAAAGACAGTGTTTCACTATATGGATATGGGAATGTAGTGATAACTAATATCGGATGTTGGATCCCTAAAAATCACAAGCTAGTATGTAGGAGAAAGATATGAAAATACAACCGTCCAAAGAACTAGAATCCATCCAAAAACGGCTAAATAAGCCAATTGAATGGATTGAAGCAAACATTATCCGAGTACTGATAGAATATGGCGTTATAGAGCTATCAGAAGCATACTACGGCCAAACAATCGGATCGTGTCTTGCGCTTGTTCCGATTTACGACCCAAAAAAGGCTTTAAAGAAATGCCTTGGACTACTTCCATCGAAAAAACCAAGCCGTAAATTTCTTTACGAGTTTGAAAGCTTGGTTCTTATCGGTGATGGTGACTGCCCACATTGTGGCGGTGATCTTGAAACAGTGATGACAGGATCAAGTAAGCTATTCGAGGCAGAGACTAGGGAAACACCCGCAGTCTACGAACATCAACGAGGCGATCTTTGCCTTGTGTGTGGAAATATTTTTAATTTAAAATACGAATGAGAAAAAAACAAACCAAGCGGAGGAACTTTGCCAAACTATACTCAGACTATACGGCAAAAGGAGGCAAAATGAGCAAAACAGAAATTGGGAAAATACTTTGGCCGAACGGATCAGCAAGACAACTAGCTGCGAAATTATTCGAAATGGGAGAAAAGCCAGTAACACTTACCGAAGAGCAGAATCTTTTGCTGATGGGCATTTTCGGGATGTCGGCGAATGAGTTTTACAGTGAAGAAAACTTTGTAAATTGTTAAAAAACTTTTAAAATGCCAAAAGTAAAATCAGTAAAATACAATTGGAGACAAGTAGGTTCTGTTCAAGACAGGGATGGAGCAGGAGATGATTGGGATAGATATACGGTCGGAGAAAAAAATGTAATTTCAATAACTGAAATTACATTGGATGGATTCAATTATTTAGTCAAATTTCAAGATGGTTCTGCTTGTAGGATATTTAATCCTAATTTTGTTGAATACTCCAGCATATAGGCAAAATCACCTAATTTAGACTGATTCTTAACTGAATTAGTCGTATTTTTACAGAAACAAAACTAAAAGTAATATGGGAACAGAAGTAAGAAAATTTGAAGAGATTCTGAGTGATGAATCTATAAAACAGAAATTCATTGACATATTAAAGGCTAATGCAAATTCATTTACGGCTAATTTGGCGGTTATAGTAAGCAATAGCGATGCTTTGAGCAAATGCGAGCCAATGAGCATTATCCGGTGCGCGGTTGAGGCTGCGTCTATGGGATTGCAACTTAGCCCGGGACTTGGACAGGCAGCAATTGTCCCCTATTTCAATAAGGGATCGCAGGTTGCGCAATTTCAGATCATGTACAAAGGATTGATTCAACTTTGTATTCGTTCAGGTCAATACGCCACAATTTCGGCTACTGAAATTTACGAAGGTCAATTGGTTTCAGAGAATCCGCTAACTGGATTCGTTTTTGACTTCACAAAGAAAAGAAGTGAAACGATCATAGGATACGCAGCTTATTTCAAGCTTTTGAATGGATTTGAAAAAACAGTTTATGCTACAGTTGAAAAACTAAACGCACACGGGAAAAGATTTTCAAAAACATATCAGAAAAATTATGGCCAATGGGTTGATGATTTTCATGCAATGTGCCTAAAAACTATCACAAAGATGTTGCTAGATAAGTGGGGTGCAAAATCAATTGAAATGCAAAAGGCAATCCGATTCGATCAAGCATCAGTATCCGAGAATGGAGAGCCTGAATATGTTGATGTTGACAATTTGGAAGATGAAAAAAAGAAGTTGCCAGCACCAGAATTGACAATTACAGACAATCAATTCATAGAAATGTTGGCAAAACTGCCAAATAAGCCAGTATTAGTGCTTGAAAGATTCAATACCCGCCAACTATCCGAGCAACAAAAAGAGCAGTTAGAAACGGCCGTTTCATCTCTGATTAAAGAACTAAGCTACGACATTGAAAAGATGCCGTTAATTGATTCGATTTGCGAAAAATACCCAGTTCAGATTGAAATGCTTACAGGTTGCGGGCTAATGCTTGATGAAAACGGGAAAGTAAAACAAGCATTCTAATGGAACAGCGCAGCGAAGAATGGTTCGAATCAAGACGCGGGAAGTTCACAGCGTCTGAGATTTTCAAGATTTGCAAGCCAAAAGGATTTGGGGATACTGGCATAACTTACGTCAAGGAAAAAGTTGGCGAACATTTCGGATCATTCAAACCCCAAGCATCAGCAAAATCGTTACAGTGGGGGATTGACAATGAACCGATTGCTAAGGAATATTTCAAATTTAATTATTTTGAAGATATTGAAGAGATCGGATTCTTAGAACTTGACAATAACTCAGGATGTTCACCAGACGGATTCGTTATCGGAGAAAAAGCAGGGATTGAGATAAAATGTCCAGAAAATCCTGCAAATCATGTAACACACCTACTTTTGAAAGATCAAAACGATCTTAAAAAAGAATGCGAAAACTACTATTGGCAAATTCAAATGTGCTTATTTGTCACTCAATTTGATTGTTGGTATTTCATTTCTTTCGATCCGCGCTGCAATGGTGCTGAAAAAATGAAAGTTTTGAAAGTTTTTCCAGAACCCAAAGATCAAGAATTGCTGAGAAACAGAATAAAAGAGGCAGTTGAATTGAAAAGAGAAATGATTAAAACTATTAAAACCTCACTGTAATGAAAGTAACCGCGTACAGTTCTGAACATCTCGATGAGATAGTGGAACAGCTAAAAAAAGACGGATACACTTGCAAAGTGAAATACCCAGAAGAGTATCCATGTGACGTAAGGATCACATTCGATGCTGAAACTGGTAAAAGAACCATAAAACCAGTATCCGAATGAAAACAGTAGAAAATATAAAGCAGTTCAATGATCTGATTGAATCGCGCCGAAAAGAAGATTCCTTATCAGATGTGCTTTTCGATTCTACACCAGCCAAGTATCCATGTATGGTATGGTTTCAGCAGGATATTGATTGCACATGGGCCAGGATTGAATATGAGCAAGAAATCGAAGACTACACGAAAAGGATATTCGAGAACTTCGCAGGAGAAGGGACGTTCTTGAAATCAGAAACATTTTGCGGTGAAGATGGATCGATGCTGATAACTGCATACATCGGAGGTATTATACCAATCGGGATTCATTTTTTCAATGCAAATCCATGTTTCAATCTGTGTACTATTGAAGGCAGCACTAGTACTGCCATTAAGATGACATTCACAACCAATAGAAAAAAAATACTAGAATGCAAAAGATTAGGATCGAATTCGTAAACTCAGGCAGATGGATCAAGATCATGATTCGATTCAAGGTAACGAACAGGATTGAATTAGTAAAGATTGAAAAAATAAGTTTAAACTAAAAAAAAGTAAGAAAATGAAAACAGTAAAAGAGTTTGTGGATTCAATGGTAAAAGTAGAATTCGTTGAAAGCAGTAATTGCTTTGGGCATTATCCATTTCAGATATTCGTAGAAACGAAAGACGGAGAATTAGAGATAGATGTACTTGCATTAGGAGGTGATGTCGTTTCTTGTTACAAAACATTTTTCAAACACAAAAGAAGCGATGCAAAACGAATATATTTATCGCTCGACTTTCCATCAGGCGGAGATATTGATAATGATTTTGTAGCTATTTTTTCATTTGAAAATAATGAATTTAAATTGTACGCAATCCCATACCTACTTAGCGATGGATCATTACTTCCTGAGATATATGAAAGCGATCAATTGAAAAAAATACTATCTGAATTTAAGAGATTTGATTAGTCTATGCCTGATTACACCACCAAAACAGTGAACGTATTCATTTGCGTTCACTGCCGTAAAAAACTATTCGTTGAGGGATTTATGAAACGGCACGTAAAATGTTGTTTCAGGAATCCAAATCGAATAGAGCAGACGAAAAGAAAGTCTAAAACGATTGAAGAGCTAAAGGAGTCAGTAGAACAAGCTAGATCGTATTTGATTGAAGCGATTAACGAAAAAGAACATTACTAGATGAAAACAATCAGAATTAACTTCGCCAAACATCAAAAATTGCCAATTGGCTATCATGTAGAATGGTGGGAATGCGATGAGATGTATCACTTCGTTATCCAATCCGATCCAGAATACGAAAGCCCTGCTTACTGTTCTCGATGGATGGCTTATAGAGCAGCGAAGTATCACCAATCAGTACCATAGAAATGAAAGGCAGAACAAGATTAAACATCTACACGAATCTAGGATTCGATAAGTGGATGATCAAGCATAGAATCAACCCGCGTTTTTTGATTCATATCGGATTCACTCAAGATGATGAAAGCGGTCGATTTTCAATAAAACTTTCCGACCAATGCTATTTATCTCTTGACTTTGGCGAATTTTCATTTGAATTCTATATTAAAAAACGGTTCAATTCAGTTCCTATCACTTTCAATACTCGAAAACAAATCGTAAACTTCATTAAATTTCATCAAAGAAATGAAAACTAACCTAGAGAAAGCGAAAGAAAAGATAGTAGAATATCTGTACATGGAGCAGGTAGATAATTCCAATATTATCGATTGCCTTGAATTAGCCGCACAACCAGATTTCAGGAACGCAGCCTTAGAACTTCCGAAAGGAGGCCAAAGATGTTACGTCATGCTTGACGATGGTCAGCAAACTATCGCTGAATACTGGGATAGAGATGCATTGGAATTCACTTGTCGAGACGATGAGGAAGGCTGGTTTGAATCTACCATAGAATTCGGAGAAAACAAAAGGCTCGAGCGAACCGTACTTTGCTGGATGCCTGTTTTTGAAAGTATCAAATACCCATCAAAACAGGCATGAAGCAACTTAAATTTACATTAACTCATTTAGAATATTCTGCATGATCAGATGGCAATCAGCAATATTTATAAGCAATCCTAATAAAGCATTACAATGCAATATAAACTTGCACGATTGACGATTATCCATACATATATTTTTAAATGAGTTAAAAGAAAAGTAGGATTTTATTTTGAATCATTCTTAATAATTTGTATTATTGCATCTTTAATTTAATAACCAAACCCTAAAAAATGAAAGCTCTTATTTCACTTTTCTTGTGTATGCTTTTCCTTTTTGTTGGCATGCCTAGGATTCGAAGCGCACCGACAATTGAAAAACAAAGCATATCGATAATTAAAAATCAAAACATTCCCGTGGTCGTTCCTATGCTTTCGCCTTGTGCGCCTGAAAAGCAACAATTTGAAGGAACAAACATTATTTTTGCCGACAAAACATACAGATTGCAGTTTGGCAAAGACAAAACAAACTTCTTTGGATCATCGAGCGGTGGAATAGGATATAGTTGCAGCTGGCAAACTTCAATTTTATATAAGCAACCCACTAACGAGAAAAAAGATTTTATTTTGCCGTTTGTGCGAAATGTAACTTTTATTTAGTGTATTTGCATGGGTTTTAAAGGTTGAGATTTTTTCGCCCCGATTGATTTTTGATCGGGGTTTTTTAAAGTAAAGTATTTAACAATTGTAAATAAATGGATTCTAAAAAGTACAAAGAGTACACTGCAACAGAATGGGCAAAGCAAATAGGAGTATCTAGGCCAACGGTTTATGCTCATTGCAAAAAAGGATTGATAAAATATAAGTTAATCGGGAATCCACAAAGACCAACTTACATTATATTGATACCCATCAAGTAATTTTTTTTATTTAAAAACTTAACAACTGTAAGAAATGGAAGTAAGAGCAAGGAAAATACACAAATGCAATATATGTGGCGGAAATATACAAAAAGGAGAAATATATGAATTCCAAAGCTGGAGGCGTCCTGCATATTTATATGATGAAGTAGGATACCCGTATCAAATCGGAATATACTACGATAGGCATAGGCAACACATAAGAAATTGTTATCCAGAATTATTATCAGTTCCTAATCCAAAACAGTATTTATTGCATTGCAGAAAAGGAGACCACAGTCATGTATCTAGTATCTTTTCAGAAGAAGTATATTGCGAATGGTGCGGAATTGAAATTAAAAATATAAAACAATAAATGGATTTAGGCCACATAAAAACCCACAGAGAGCTTATGAATAAAGCATTCTACAAAGATTCTGAAAAGGTTCATTTGTGGCTGCATCTATTATTAAAAGCTAATTGGTCGGAGCGAGAGGAAATGTTCGCAGGTAAACCTATAAAATGCAAAGCGGGTCAATTTACCACTGGACGGAAACAACTGTCAATCGAAACAGGTATCAACGAAAGTAAGATAGAGAGAATACTAACCTACTTTGAGAAAATCGAACATCAAATTGAACAACAAAAAAGCTCTGTAAATCGCTTAATATCAATAGTTAACTGGTGTAGATTTCAGCAAAGTGAACAACGAAATGAACAACAAGTGAACAGCGAGCGAACAACAAGTGAACAACGAGTGAACACACTTAAAGAAGTTAAAGAAGTTAAAGAAAGTAAAGAACATAAAGAAGTAAAGAATAAAGAAGGTAATGTTCTTTTCGATGTTGAACCGATCCAAAAGCCTAAAAAAACGCCAAAGCCAAAACCAGAAAAAAAAATATACGGAGAATTTAAAAATGTTTCATTCACAGATTCAGAATATCAAAAGTTGATTTTAAAATACACAGAGCAAACAACAAAATCAGCAATTGAAATTTATTCTACTTGGAAAGAATCAAAAGGAGTGAGCAGACTTTCAGATTACAGCGGAATACTCGCAAATGATGGATGGCCATTCCAAAGAGCAATTGAGAGAAATAAACCATCAGCATCCGACCAAGCGATAAAGAAACAACAAGGATTAAGCGAGGAACAGAAACGAATGTATGAACTTCAAAGGCAACACAGCAAATGAGAAAACAACAAACCATAAACTATTCCGACATAATAGGATTAGATGCCCCAAATAGCCCCGAATTAGAATCAAATCTACTTTGTGGAGTAATCAATCGACCATCTGTATTAAGTGAGCTAGAATCGTTTATTTCGACTGATTGTTTCTATGAAGACTTCCACAAAACAATTTGGAAGGCAATCGTAAACCTAAACAACGAAGCAAAGCACATAGATATAATCACTGTGCATACTGAGGCGAATAGGCTTGATCCATCAATCACCATGTACCAAGTTGCACAAATCACCGCAAAAAACTCATTATTCGAGAAAGAAACGATTGAATTTGCAAAACTAATCAAGGAATACGATCTAAAAAGAAAAGTACAATTGGCATCAGTGAAAACACTCATGCGCTTAATGACTAATGATGACATTTCGGATATTATGGCTGAATCCGAAAACTCAGCAAGCGACATAATGAATTCAACTGTCTCAAATTCAACTACGCTCGAAATTAAAGAAATTATCATAAAGGCTGAACTTGAACTTAAAGATAGAATTGAAAATAAGGGAGCAATTGGAATAAAAACAGGGATCACCGGCCTTGATATGATGACTGGCGGATTAAAACCAAATGAACTAATAGTAATCGGAGCGAGACCCGGTATGGGGAAAACTGCTGTTTTGCTGAAATTCATAAAAAATGCATCGCAAAATGGATTAAGCACAGCCATTTTTTCGCTCGAAATGGATTCCACTAGGTTAGTGGATCGAATGACAATCGCAGAAAGTGGGGTAGATGCCTACAAATTCAGGAATGGATTTCTTGATAATCGTGAAATTGGAGAAGTATTGAAAGCAAATGAACGATTGGCTACCATGAAAATGGTTATTGACGATAAGCCAAATCAATCCATCAACTACATCAGAGCAGTTTGCCGAAAACGAAAAAAAACAAAAGGACTTGACTTGATCGCAATTGACTATTTGCAACTTGTCAGCACAAGTGAATCGAAAAAAGGTAATAGGGAGCAGGAAGTTGCTGAAATATCAAGAGGTTTAAAAATGTTAGCAAAAGAGCTTAAAATACCAGTAATCCTACTTTGTCAACTGAACCGAGAGGTCGATAAGAGAGCCGACAAAACCCCTATGATGAGCGATCTTCGAGAGTCTGGAGGCATAGAGCAAGATGCGGATGTAATTATGTTCTTGCTTAATCAATTCAAGTACACTGAATCAGATGAAGACAAAAACAAGCTGGCTATAATACTTGCAAAGCAAAGAGACGGAGCGATTGGACGCATTGAATGCTGGACGAATGATTCTCTCACGCAAATACGAGATATTCAAGACGGATCACCTGAATATCTTAAAGGCGATACAAATACCCCATTTTAAAACTAAAACTATGACGGAAAATAAATTACTGCTAATCATGCAAAGCTTATTAATCGCTCAGAATGAAATTAATAGTTCATCGATAGAATTATCTGAGATCCCATTGTCGAATGATTTGGATAAGATAAATTCTGATTTAATGGAAGTCATTCAAAAACTTAAAAAACTAAGAAAGTGAAAAAAATAATCATAGCAATCGACCCAGACGTAGATAAAAGCGGGGTGGCTGTTTGGGAGGATGATAATTTAGAGATTTGTTCATGGCGTTTTGGTGATTTTATTAATTACATTTCAATAGGAATTTGCGATAATTCAGATTTAATTTTTATTGTCGAGTCTGGTTGGTTGAACAAATCAAATTGGCACAAAACCAAAGGAATGACAATCGCATCGGTATCAAAGATTGGAGAGAAAATAGGCGCAAATCATCAAGTAGGAAAGTTGATCGTTGAGATTTGCAAATACTACGGAATTGAAACCATCGAGCAAAAACCACTCTCAAAGATTTGGGGCAAAGGCAAAGATAAAATCAGCCATGAAGAGCTAAGTTATTTTGTGCCAAACTTACCGAAAAGAACAAATCAAGAGGAGCGCGATGCAATTTTGCTACTTTGGAATTATCTGAAAAAACCAATTAAAAAAATGCCTAATAAATGACTAAAGAACACAGATTCCCATACGAATGGACTTTGAAGGATGCAGTTTTTACGAAAGACAAAGGCAAAGTTTTCTCTTGTTTCGCTTGTGGTGGTGGATCGACAATGGGATATAAATTGGCAGGTTTCGATGTGATTGGCTGCAATGAAATTGATCCAAAAATGATGTCGGCTTACAAAGAAAACCATGATCCGAAATATGCTTTTTTAGAGCCCATCCAAACATTTAAACTGCGTGAAGATTTGCCACAAGAATTATACGAGCTTGATATTTTAGACGGATCACCACCATGCAGCAGTTTTTCAATGGCAGGAAATCGTGACAAAGATTGGGGCAAAGACAAAATATTTAGAGAGGGCCAGAAAAAACAAGTTTTAGACACGTTATTTTTCGATTTCATTGATTTGGCGAAAAAACTACAGCCAAAAGTAGTAATAGCAGAAAATGTAAAAGGTTTGCTGATTGGTGATGCGAAAAAATATGTAATTGAAATATACAAGCAATTCGATGAGGCTGGATATTATTGCCAACATTTTCTTTTGGATGCTTCGAAAATGGGTGTACCTCAGAAAAGAGAAAGAGTTTTCTTTATTTGCCTTCGAAAAGATTTAGCCGGACAATTTCTTTATCAAAAAGATATGTTTACGATTATGCCTAAATTGGGATTGGAATTCAAAGAAAGAATGATTCCATTTTCTGAAATAGAATCATTTAATGAAGAGCCGTTATTCGATCATCCATCACCTAGTTGTTTCGATGGTTGGAATAGTTGTTTACCTGGTGAATCTCTGTATTCGGATAAGAAATTTGACAGTTACAAAATAAATCCTAAAAAAGTATTAGGCACTCTTACGGCATCACCATCCAAGGGAAGATCAGGGCCACTTCATTATTCAGTTTTTCGAATGCTCACAAAATCCGAAGTATTCAAGGCTTGTACGTTCCCATTGGATTACAAATGCGATGATCCATATTATTTTGGAGGCATGAGCGTTCCCCCAGTAATGATGGCGCAAATAGCAAGTGAAGTTTACAAACAATGGTTATCAAAAATATGAAAATATGACTTACAAGGAAGTAAAGAAAAGATTCAATGCAGGAGAGCCGATCATAATTGAAGATGTTATCCCTAATTTTTGGGATTTTAATACGGACACCAAAAAAGAAGAAGTGAAATGGAGTCATATCAAAAAACTAAGGCTTGATTTCAAGATAAGAAAATTCATAGGAGGTAAAGTTTATTTCATCCAAAAAGAACCAAAAAAATGATACAGAAAGAAAGAATACAATTGTGCGCCGATTTCATGCAGATTAAAGGCAGTTTTTCACTCGATGGATTTGTAATCGATGGTAATATGGCCAAAATATACAATCCTGCAAAAGATTGGAATCAGTTAATCCCGATCATGGCTAAATTATTTTTGATAACTGATATTTCAAGCATTTTCTATCAACTTAAGCTTGATGCGTACAAAAGAATAAAAGAAGATAATATCATAGAGTGCTTCGTATTATGCGTAGAGGCGATCAGGGAATACAACCGAAAAAATGGATAAACTAAAACAACTTGAGATGTTCTCACTAGGTGAGACGTTTCAAAAAGACAAGCCTACCAAATTGACGGCCAAACAAGAAATTCAGTTCAGGGCTGATATCAAAAAGTTTCTTGAACAGATGGGATTTGATTTCAGTGAAGATGATGACGGAGAATATTTTGAGCAATTCGTAGGCGCGACCCAGTTTGATTTCTACCAAATTTGCAACGATGAGTTTCTTTTTGGCGGCGAAAGCAACTACTACGACATCCAAGAGCAGGTTATGGATGGATACGATATTGATATTTCGACTTTTATTCCATTTCGAGAAGCATTAAAAGCAAAACTAATCCAAGAAAACGTTAAATTATGGGAGTTATCGAAGACCAAGACCAATTCATAGAACTTTGGATTCAGATATTTATGCCTTATTTATCCAGTTCATCGATTTTTATGTGGTCTATTTAGAATCATTATAAACTACTTAAATATGCAAAATAAAGTTGCGTTATGATTCAAAATAGACTATCTTTGTAGAGCAATAAAGCACAAGACAATTTTAATACCCAAAGCCATGAACGGATTCAGCCAAGACCTAGAAGAGACAACGATGACAACTATGCTTTTCAGAAAAGTATCATCTGAAAATATGTTAAGAGCAGGTGAACTTTGCTTCTCTACTGAGAAATCATTCACTCTATCTTCTCATGGTGAATTCTGTTTGGTTATTGATTCAGCAGAGTTTACTGGAATGTATGCCGAATGCGATGCTGACGCTGGCAAAAACTTCGGATATGATGAGTTTCGTGTTGAGTTTGATCGTGAAGACCTTATCGATGCTATCCACTACATCGTTGTTCCAGAAGATTGGTTTAGCGAAGAAAATGAAGAGGCATCAGAATGGATTGAAAACTTGTCTGAATATGGATGGGTTATAAGCCCTGAAAAATTCAAGGCTATCACAAAGATTGAAATCGACTTTAACTTATGATAAAATACATCACCAGCACCACAAACCAATACACGCACCGAGTAGATGAAAGTCTGCTTGTTGCGGATTGGGATTCAAGGTTTGAAATAAACCAAGTCGGCCAATTATTCAGGCTGACGAAAAGATGTTTCAAATCGAAAGTAGGCATTGAATTTTCGTTCTATATTTTCTCCGATCAAGCGCGGAGACTGATATGTCGCTTGGGATTGCAAATGACTAAATACGGAGGAGTCCAGAAATGGAGAGAAAAAACAAGTGCATAAATGGCAAATGTACTAGCTCAGAGCGCGGAGCAAAAGATTGTGATTATCGCGTCACTTTCTCGTCTAATGGCTGTAAAATTGAGCTAAAAGGATGCTGCATGAACAAAGAAGCACAGTTGAACGAAGTTAAGGATGAGAAAGACGCGAAGATTGAAGAGCTTAGTAATATAATCGATTTTCAAAGATTTGAAATAGAAAGACTTAGTAAGGCCAATCAAATACTAATGGATAGGCTCGAAACTAAGGATTCAATCATAGAATTCATTTGGTCGAAAATAAATCAAAAATAATTATTATGCCATTGCAAAATAAATATTATTGTTTATATTTGCATTTTAAAACTAAGAAAAATGAGCGAAGAAAAAATTATTCCATCCGAGATTGCTACTATTGCGAACTCATTGCCAGAGCAAAAAAAGATAGACTTAGTTTCTATCTTAGGAAAAACATTCACTGAGGCAGCGAAATGGCGCATCCAAGTAGATGCCATTG